AACCTACCATTCCCAGTAGATGAGTTTGTATCAGGTGCGGGACGCAACGCGAGTGTAGTCCTACGCACAATCACTATTGTAATTCGCACTAGGTTGGGGTTTGATCGTAGTGACTCTGATGAACGCCTATTATTAGATCCGGTGTTTGGTCACCTTCTGCGAGAGGAGCAGATATTAAAATGTCTCCACCTAAGGTTCCTGACTAACACAGCAGGGAACACAATTTCTATTGAGCCTATGCGATTGAGTGAACCAAACAGTGCATGGGGTGAGATTGCACATTACAACAAGGAGGACACGGATAAGTCCTCACAACGCCAAATTGCTAGAAGCTTTTTAAACTTTGAAGTTAAATACATAATGGATGTTGCGTAATGAGTAACTCTGCTAACTATCTACAATACGGGCCAATCAAAATAAACCTCGTACATGTAAAAGAGTACAAGCGCGAACCTATGTATGCTGATAAGGAGCAAACGCACTACCTCTACACTAGGCACACACTGAGTATTGAGGGTGTAATCGCACAGGATAATGAGGTAAACCTTAACACCTTTGAAGTTGCTGAAGATGCCATCGAGGTCGATGTCATCATCAAGCACTTCCTTACACAACCTAGACAAAAACTTACATATGTGGTTGGTAGCACCATCCTATTAGACAGTCCAGAAGATGGCCAGGTAATCGATTGTACCAATGGACCCAAACCTAAAGGGTTCACCATCCACAAAATCAACGGTATTAACAGCACTCAGGTTTCATTCACAATCACCACCGATGTGAACGATGCGCACCTGTTTGGGGCACCTAAATATGCTGTGTTGAGTAACAGCTACACGATGGAACATATCATCGACCAGGACTATTACACGGCTAGAAAAGTATCAGGCCTGATCCATTTTAGAACAGATGTGATGCTAGATGAGAACATCTCACCTGACGATTTTAGAGAACTTATAAACATCCCCACACCACCAACCATGAAACGGGATCTAGTTAAGTGTAGGCTTCACCCAGGTTCCATGAAGATGGAGTACTCCTTCCTAGACAGGGAGACACACTTCCACCTGGACACAAGGTCAGTGGGACAAGCGGATGGGTACACAAATAATATTTTCCTGCCTAATATGAAAAACATTACACGCCTAGAGATAACTCAAGGTGTTTCCAACATGAGTCCTACCATCTACTCCGCAGCACAAGAGGCCTATAAAGGTGCAGAGAGGACCACTATAGATAAGGGTCCTCTAGAAGGCCAAATAAACAGATGGTTGGTGGCGGGGAATGTGTTAACTGGTATTGGTGCAGCAATACCCGTAAACGAGGAAACACTTAGCATCCAAGTCTATGGCAACAACCTCTCTGATAAGCACGAGCTAGAGTACCTTATTTATTATATTGTCCAAAAAAAGCTCCCCTACTCCAGGATGGCAGGAAAGTACAGTTTTAAACTGGAAATCGACTCCATGGGGAGTTACGCCAGAATCCAAGTAAGTCGGACCAGCAGTCCCTTAAATGTAACTTATAACACACTAACCCAAAACCCGGCTGGATCGGGGTGGTTAGGAGAACTAAGCAAATGGTTGGGAGCAGGTGTAAAAAACAACGCAGTGCACGATAAGTTCCTAGACGCTTCAATTCTAATATCAGGTGACAAGTTCGATCTTGCCCACCTGCACCAATCCAGCTTTTTTGCAGATAGGAACGACAAAGGGGTTGTAGAGGAAGGAGTTCAAGGGGTATGTATTAAAACCTATATTCAAGGTGAATTAAATCCCGACCTAGTAGATCCTAAGTTACCTCTTCCACATATATCAGCTAGGACAGGAACGGACCAGATGCGTGGTTCATACATGGAGCAGATCTTTGTTGAGGGTGTTAGAGCTAACCCCAACGAGTACCCTATGGACCCACATCAAAATACTCACGAATACTATGAAAACGGAGCAGAGGGGAATGACCCAGAACTACACCTAGGGGATAAAAATAAATGAGCTATTACAGCAGAATAAAACCCGGTGTTAACGGCACAATGCCAATTGAGGGAGGAACCTACCCTAGAAAAAGTATCCGTTACTACCGGGAGTCCGCATTACCTGTTAGAGGAAGGCCTATAATCCCCATACTAAAAGACGCAAATGAAAACCCTCAAGTAGCAGTAATCCAAATTTCTAAGCGTTCAGAGTTGAACGCAGCGGGTAAGATACAGTTTGACAAAATACTAAACACACAGGTTAGCACCTTCATCTACAAGAACTTCCCATGGGACAAAACGCAAAAGCCTAGGGAGTATTGGATTGCGCTGGACCTAGTGCAAGAGGATGTAATGCAAACCGGGTTTGAGTCGTATAACACTTGGTACAAGATTTACAAAACTAATGATGTAGTTGCACAGGGCAACCGTTCTACAGCTTTAGGTGGGACAGGGTTCTGGTTGCTAGCTATTAACAAACTAATGAGCGGTGGGTACCATGACCCACAGTTCATGCCTGGACTCCATCTAACCGAACTTTTACGCAAAATAGAGGAGCAGTACGATGAACGATAACGAAGATGTACGAAAGGTATTAGTCTCCCTAGGGCATGTTAGATTCCCTTACATATCCGCACGGTTGACAATAGCCTACAGCACCCAAAACCAGATACTACGGGCACCCGTTCTAGGCCTACAGTCCTCCTCCAAGATATTTGAGCTAGGTTCAACCGCAACAGAAACCCTAGTGTTTGCGTTCACACGCAGAAACAAGCCACCCGATATCCCCTCCCTCCTAAGCCAGTACACCTCCCTCAATAAGAGAACACTACTTAGCCACACCGTAATCATGGAAGCTCCACAGATTACAATTAGCGATGGAACTACAGAATATTCTTGTAGCGGTTCCGCAGTCTACATGCTAGAATACTCAGATATTTATAGTCTTAAATCTAAGAGATTTTTCTATCCCAGGGGACCATTTGACGGAAGTGACAGCTTCGCGCACACTTCCTCTTTAAATGGGGAAAACACAGAGGATTGGACCTCGTTTGTCTACGATTGGATGGGCGGTATGGAGTACTCCACTACACCTTCAGAGTAAAGGGTAACACATGATAGATTTTATTGGGAGTTATGGGATTTTTACCAAACTTGGCCTTATTGGGGGGTTCATCAGTGACATCAACACCTTCCAGAAATCACTAGTAAATGTAAAGTCCCCCGCCCTAGTAACAAGGTTCACCAGCAATGGAAAGACTAAAATCGTATTGGGGTACATCCCTGCTATTGATAATCAAATTAGCACTGTCAGCAATCTGGTTCCTAATGTATTTGTAGGTGTAGCCGAGGGTGTTCTGATCGATGCGGTGACTACGCACGATCCACTAATACCAGCAACGGTTACAGACTGTCTCAAAGAGCTAGTCTCCCAGATGAAGATTAACAACATCACGGTACAACGCCTATTAACCACTGTTGCGTCTGTCTCAGATGACTCCGGTTTAAACATCATCAATGTGGCACTGGTGAATGCGGATGGTGGTGTTAACCAGCACACGCTTGCAGAAAATCTACGCCTAGAGGTTAGTTCTGACTCCTTCACAGGTGGTGCGGGTGTTGGCAATGAAACCTTCAATGTAATCGCCAAGGACAAGGCAAATGGTGCATTCAGCTACGACTACCCTGCTGGTTCAGGGTCTTCCATAAATGTGGACCGTGTAAATATGAACGCTAGCAACTCAGAAGGTAACTCCATCACTAATGGTAACTTTAACCTATTTGATGCAGCTACACCTACCATACCCTCTGGCTGGGATGCCATAACCTCCTACGGTACACCAGGCACACATTGGCTAATATCATCTAGCGGGGTGAAGTTTCAGAACCAAGCTAACATCCGAATCCAGCAAAGTGCATCATCCTCAGTTAGTGCAAAAAAGGTGTACCACTTACACTTCAGGTTTAGACTCAACTCTGCTGCCACCGTATCCAGTGGGTCTATCACCGTGGACCTAGTGGACTCCGCAGGTAACACCATGGTGGACAACTCTAACGCCTACCTAGCCAAGAGCAAGCTATTCAACTCCATTGCAGTAGGGGACTTGGAGGTGTTTCAGGATGTGGACGCGACCTTTGTAGTTGGGTCTAAAACCCCTAGCACGGTATTTCTTAGAGTGATGTGCAATGGCACTGATCAGACAGGTGTAACCGTTGAGTTAAACCGTCTTGTGCTATCTGAAATGCCTCAATTGTACACAGGAGGCCCTTATATCTCCCTGTTGGGTCTAGACTCGGAACCAATTTACAAAGGGGACCGTGTCAACATTTCGATCACAAAAACTTTAGACAACGGTTCTGGGGTTTATACAAATAACACCTTCCAAGTGTTGTTTGACAGATTGTTCGCCACCGCAGCAAAGGGCATCACCCTACCCTACTCCACAACCCCAACCGTATTGGATAGCCTGATCGCCTAATGATAGCATTCTACGATGGAACCCCACTGTTGCACCCTAGTGAAGATGTACTCCAGTACGCCAAGACTGACGGTATGTTCAAGCCTGAGGACTACTTTAAAGAACTCCCACATTACAGCAAACTGCAACTGGGGCAACTGTACTGGCCTACGGGTGCATCTAGGTTTGGTGCAGGTTTCTTTTTAGTTAGTTCGGACTTCCTAGAGAAGCTCCCCAAGTACGATGTTACGGGCGCAAATGACTCAGAGGACACCGTGGGCGGTTTACGCTCCACGGTGAACTATATGCACCGATACGAGGCTAAGAACCTAGACCTAATAGAAGGCGACAAACCCCTCCAGGCTAAACTGTGGATGCTGCCACCTAGGCCACTGTTTCAACAGCGTAGGGTACCCTCAGGTTTGCAAGAAAATATAGCACGAATTCCTTACAGTCATTTGAACGGTATTTGGGTTCTACCACTAGTTGATGCGAGGTACTGGTGGAGGAACTTCACTACCGGGGACTTCCAACTACCCTCATGCGCCACATGGGAAACCCTATTTATAACAATCTTCAAAAAGTTAGGGTACACGGACGCACAGATCACCATCGACCCTATTTCGGTGGACTACCTCTTCCCACACACAATATTAAGATCCGCATCCCAGTTTACAGATGTCCCCGCCCTACTAGACACCATTGCATATTCATGCGGTACCAGGGTTATTCTAAACTATGATGGCACAGTAAGGGTAATGAATGCAGCAAAGTCCTTTGAGGAGGACAGTACACGCTACTCCACCAGCAACACCCAGAAGGCGGGTGGGTTTGGTAGTCTGATCTCCACAGCTAAAACCACAATCGGGAATAACTACTCTGCTGCTGCGGATATCACCAAGAATGCAACCGAGTTTAAAAAGCTAAAGTCTATCATGCGCGATACTGCTGGTGTAATCCCCAGGTCGTTAAGTTTTATAATGTCGGGAACGGTGTACCCTGCCGTAACTACTAAGGGTGGTGGGGAAACAGGTACAGCGGTTAACGCTGATGGGGATGACAACACTTTCTCTGCATTTATGGGTGGGGGGCAGGTGTACTACTTCACATCCACGGATGAGATCATGGAACCACCCGCATTCACACGCAATATAGGTGGAACAACCGAAGAACCTGTTATACCTGTTTCGGGGGATTACGCCTACGACCTCAGGAAGAAACTTCTCTACCCGTACATTACTAACTACCCAGCACATACCACTAGCTGGGGCGATCCTTCGGCTGGTGAGAGTCTACCATCCGTGTATCTCAAGCTAAATGCATCGAGCTACAAGTCTAAGGTTAAACAGTGCCCTGAGTATGCCCAAAAGCCCACTAATAAGACAGATAGGGAGTTTAGCCAGCTACAGCTAAAGAACTTCATTGAGGTGTATAAGAACGACTGGATTCTCTACCAGATGAGTGATGTTAACCTGATCCTAAATGGGGTTGAAAAAATAGACCCTACTGGGTTGTTCGACTATGTGATGTACGACATAGCTAACATATGCACTAAGGTGGTACGGCCACCTTACAATGAGCAACCACATGATATTTGGATTGAGTCCTACCTGGGGGACGAGGCGGGATGTGATTCAGACACCCACCCATGTGGAACCTGCAAAGGTATGCAATCAGATGATATGTCATTTGGTCCGTTAATTGGCAGAGGTATTCCAGAAAATTTCTTACCCTTTAGCCCGATTAAGGTGAGAGGGCAATCAGTACCTAGCAGTTATGTGGTAACTACTGCCGGGTTACTCAACGACTACCCTTGGTATCACACTCCACCGTATGTAGCTAAGTTCTGCCTAGGTAGTGCAACGGGCACAGTAGCTTTAGACTTTCACTTTTTAGTGCCAGGGGAAATAAGTGTGTACTGGGACGGTCAAAAAGTTGCATCTAGAAAAACGACTGGTGCTAATGGCGTAATTAATAAATGTAGTGATTTTAAGGGAAGAATAACATTTGCCAAGACTACAAAAACACCTACTTACGCTACAGTAGTTGTCGATACCACTGATAACACATCTTGGGGTTCGGACAGCAATACATTTAAAAAACAAAATTGGGCAGTTAATATGCGTTGTGTAGATTCCCAACCATTCCCTGCACCGCTAGATATGTACTGTGCAGCATCTGCTAAACTTGATGAGGTTCCGTCTGTAATTCTTTTAGGTATGTTTACACCTCCTCAATCATATGTTCCTGGTCAGTCTTATGGTTCTTACACGACAACAACCGTGTGTGACGGTAACCCTCCAACTGCTAACTTTAAGTGCAACGGAACAGACACAACCATACCCGATAATTTATTTTTGACTTTTGAAACCCCACCTGCGTCTTGCTCATATTTAAAAGATGTAGTAATAGATTTACAAAAAAGCACAACGGGTGGTGGTTGGAGCGGGATATTTGACGGATTAGGGCCTAAAACAAAACTAGTCATAGCTAATTTGCGACTTAGTGGAACCGAGGGTGGGGCAACACTTCGTATTTTAGATCTTCTGGATGGGAACAAAGAACTTGTATCAGTTAACAACCCAATGTGTGTTACATCCGCACCATTTAAAATGCAATTCCTGAGCGGAAACCTAGACTTACTCTCATGCGTAGGCACAACCACCAAAATAGTAATTAAAGAGGCTTAATATGCAAATCCAATTTAAAAATGGACCAGGTTCTGTAATTGAAGCCAATGCCCTAGCTAACGCCTATTTAGCGGGTGAACCAGCATACGCCAACAACACCAATAGCCTCTATATCGGTGGGGTACTGTTATCCACTGGGGCAACCTACTACATCCAAGGTGCACAACCATCGAACCCAGCTAACCCCGATAGTGCTAAGGCGTTCTGGTTTGATACAGATGACAACTTTTTATACATCTGGAAATATGCTGGTGGTGTAGGTGCGTGGACCCGTGTTTTAGCCTCTGGTGCAACAGGCCCAGCGGGTGCAAGTGGCGCAATAGGCTCAATAGGAACACAGGGAATTCAAGGTATTCAGGGTTTGCGTGGGGCTACTTTTCTATCAGGTTCAACAGGCCCAGTTTCCACAACTACTGCAATAGACGGGGATTACTACCTAAACACTACCACACGACTCCTATACGGTCCTAGGGTCACTGTGAGTGGTACTGTCAGTTGGGGTGGCGCAATAGACCTAAAGGGAGAAACCGGGGCACAGGGGATTACGGGGAGCCAGGGTTTAATTGGCGCAGATGGACCAGCGGGCAGTAAAATATTTTATGGTAATGAGGTACCAACTAGCACCTTCCCAAGCTCCGCAGAGCGCAGGGAAGGTGACTTCTATATCGACCTAGTCGCAGGTAGGTTGTACGGTGGTTACAGCACTTCCCAGTCCTGGGGTGCAGGTGTATCACTTCTAGGGCCAAGTGGATCTAGTGGAACACAAGGTGTGAAGGGTGATGCAGGTAGTGCAGGTCTAGTCTGGCGTGGTGTGTGGTCTACCGGAACCTACCCAGAGAAGTCTGTGGTTCAGCACGGTGGTTCTAGCTATGTGTCTCTAAAAACAACCACCAATGTACCCACAGTTGTAACTGATTGGGATCTAGTTGCAGCTAAGGGCACTGCGACAAGTGCAACAGCGGTTATATACGCAACCTCTCCAATTGTCTGGGATGAACCTACTACCACATTAACCTTCAGTGTTCCAAATGCAGCAACAGGCAATGTTCTAAAATATGATGGTACCGCATGGGTAGCGGGGACCAGCGTAGCAGCTAAGTCTATCTACTCTGGAGCAGGTGCACCAGCCTCTGAAACAGGCGCAGATGGCGACTTTTATATGCAGATGGCTGGAACGGGTGCACCAATACTATTTGGGCCTAAATCGGGCACAAATTGGGGATCTGGTGTGTCTCTAATAGGGGCTAACGGGACTAACGGGCAAAATGGAATTGCAGGTCCTAGTGGGGATAACGGTGTTGCAGGTATGGAGTGGAATGGGGAGTGGGGTGCTGCTGTAAATTACTCTGTGGGTGCGGTTGTAGAGTATCTAGGGTCGTTGTATATTTGCGAAGTGGATAACACATTAAACATCACACCTAACACAACATTTAATTGGGATCTTCTAGTAGCTAAGGGTGCACAGGGTGAGACAGCAAACATTGTAGGCACACTTCCTATCACCATGACATCTGTAACCACAGGTGTTGCCCCCAACGAGTCAACCACACTTACAGTCTCTCTAGCGGATGGAACAACCACAGGTGATGTACTAACCTGGAACGGTGTATCTAAGGCATGGGCTAGCGCACAACCTAATGAGCTTTTAGACGGTTTAGCTGATGTGACGATCACTAATGCAAAATCGGGGGAGGTGTTAAAATACTCAGGCACGGAGTGGGTGAACGGGGAGATAACACTAGACTCACTTTCTGATGTAACTACTATAACTCCTATTAGTGGACAAACTTTATCTTACAATGGTACTATTTGGGAAAACTCAGATACGGTAAGCGAGATAAACACTACGCTACCTTTAGAATGGGACTCAAAGACATCTACAATAAGCATAACATCAGGCACGGCTAATGACCAAGCTTTGCTATGGAACAAAACTTCAAAACTGTGGGAAATTAAGGTATTACCTGCTGCGGACATCACAGCAAATTCACCACTGTTTTGGAATTCAACGGATAAGGTTCTTTCATTCGGTGTTAGTGCACAGGCTGGCAATGTTCTCATGTACGATGGTGTTGCGTGGGTTGCGGATATACCCTACGACCACTCTAGACCGACCATATTGTGGGGGGACGGGGTACCGCCCCAGGGTATGGGGCACAGCGGTGATTTTTATATTGATACTACTGGGCACTATTTGTATGGACCAAAATGTTCAGGATGTCTAAACAACAAATGGACATCAATTCAAGAACCAGTAAACTTAGTTGGTCCAACGGGCGCAATTGGTTTAACTGGCGTACAGGGTGTGCAGGGGATTCAAGGTTTAATAGGATTACAGGGTCCACAAGGCAACTCAACACAAAACCTTATACGAAAAGTGGACTTTGTTGGCACACCTATGCCATCATCTACAGCGTATAACTACCTTGGAAACAACGGGGACTTCCTGTTAGTCAACGGCACAACTAGTGTACGGTGGTATGGGCCTAAAGCAGCAGGTGTTTGGCCTACTCCCTACATTGAATTAAAAGGCACAGAGGGTCCACAAGGGGTACAAGGAATTCAGGGAGTTGCAGGTCCCCAGTCCGGTCAAATAATCCACAGTGCAACAGTTGCATCAAATAGTTCTACCCCACCTGACCCTAGTGCAACATTAGGGGATGTTGGCGACTTCCAAATTACAGAACTTAATACCACCACAGGCGAGTATATTGGCAGTTATTTGTTTGGTCCAAAGACATCAGATGGCACAGACCCTTGGGGAACACCTAGAAACCTAAGAGGCCCAACAGGATCAGTTGGTAGCACGGGTGCACAAGGTTTAGTAGGTATATCTCCTAACCCTACATTAGCGGACATAGACGGTGGTTTATTCAACACGGGCACCACACAGGACCCTACCCTAGCCATAAAGACTATCAGCGGAACTGGGTTAGTACTTAAAAATATTGGATTACTCCCCCACCCACACCTAGCTCTAGATATAAGCGCATTAGGCGTTTTCTATTTAGACAACGGCAACCAATTAAGGCTAAGACCTATCTCTAATAACGCATCCCAAAGAAGGAGCTTTTTTGGCATATGAAAACACTAATACTTAGCTACAAGTCCAGACTGTATGTTCAATCCCAAGGTGTTGCGTGCAATGTCACGGCTAGCACTCACCTGATGGAGTTTATTAAGGACTCCAACCTATACCCAGGACCAGGTGGTGAGGAAAACTACGAGCGTGTTTTCTATAGCCACCCACAGCAGAACAATGTAAACACCCTAGTGGATAACACCTCAGAAGGCACTAGGGTAGTGCGAGAAATCTACCTCTATAACAACGCGATAGATGCACAGGTTTACAGCATTAGGGTTCGCACCTATGTGAGCATCTCCCTAGCTGCTGGTGAAGGGGTGGGTCAGAAAGACCACCCCGACAACTACACCGACACATGCCTAATAGATATTGCGATCCCCTCTGAAAAAGTGTGGCGTTTCTCAGAGGCGTTCCTACTTAGCTACCCGTCTGTAATTGTGTTAGACAACGGGAACATGGACGAGATATCCATAGTCACAGCACCAACTGGCACACAGACTCTAAACAGTGCGGACAAGATCCATGTTACCATGTCGCACGGTATCACCGGGGAAACAACCTGGGGTATCTCAGAGACACTAACCCAGAGGGTTATTGCAGGTGCGGGGAACACTTCTATTTACAAGCTCCCTACATCACCTTCACCAACTGCAACGGTGATTAAGCAAATCTGTGTGTATAACTCTAGTGGTAAAACCATCCATGTGAAGGTGGGGTTCGGTCCGGCCACATCGAGCAATTTGCAGGGGTACATCTATGATGGGAACATTGCGCCAAACGGATGCTGGTGGAGTGACGGAAGCACCTACCAGAACATAGAAGACTACATGGGAGGTTCTGGTGGTTCACTTACATTAAACCCTGTTCTACCACTGTCGTACACCCCCACAGGACATGTTTTAAGGATAGCTCAGGCTGGTGCACAGGACAGGCAGGTTTTAGGGTGGGACGCAACCGCACTAGAATGGCGACCACAAGATAACCTAGAAGTGTTGACACCTGTTTACCCACTAGAGTACAATATGAGCACCTTAGAACTCTTAATAGGGCGTAAAGGTGCTTCTGACGGACAAACACTAACTTGGAGCACTGCAAATAACAGATGGCAGCCTGGTGCGTCTTCTGGTAGTGGTGCACTAGCTGGTTTAGAAATTGATGGGGGGTCTTATTAATGGCAATTATTAAAACGCTAAAGATAATCACACATCCACAAGGTGCTCGATACAACGCCACTTTTAGTACACAACCCGTAATCCATGTTGGTGATTTAAACACGACAACTAGCGTGTTCACCATAGATACTGCGTTTGTTGGAACGGTGTTAGTTGCAGAAGGCCCCGGTAACACAGGTTACAACCTTTCAGGAACACTTACAAAAACTTTTGTAAACGGTGTTGCAACATTTACTGATTTGGGAATTGTTCCAGACAGCACAAATACAACACTTGATGTAGCTGCTGCGTCTTTGTCGTTTTTAACCACTAATTTAAATGTGGTAACCTCGAACACATTCCAAATATCTAACGCATCTAAACTAGTAGTAACATCTACTCCGGTACCTACTACAACTACACTAGGCAGGGTTATGCAAATACCTGTTAAAGTGCAGTTTAGGGATGTGGATAACAATAACATACCTTTGAGCGGAATAAGTATTGTTGCAAGTGCTCAGGGTGCAACAATGTCAGGCACAACCACACTACAGAGCGGTGTGACGGGCTTTGTAATATTCACACAGCTAACCTTCTCTGGTGGTTCACAGGTAATAGTAACATTCTCTTCACCAGGTATGACATCCGCTGTTCTTACTATTAACCTAATACCTACAAACATAATTAAACCTAGACGGAGCTTAGTTGCTGGAGATCCACCTGTTGCTGGGGATATTGTACCGTTTGAGATCTGCATAAACATCCCAGATCGTCAGTTGTGGGTTGCTGACGAAACAGGCACACCTGTTCTAATTGTTGATGGTGATGCTAATACTGGTGGAGGTGGTGGGGCTGGTGCACTAATTGATCTAACTGATGTAGTTATTACAACACCCACTAACGGGCAAGTGCTAAAATACGACACGGCTACAAGCAAGTGGATTAATGACACTGATGCAACAGGTAGCGGTGGAGGTGGGGGTAGTGGTGACTACCTGCCTTTAGCAGGTGGCACCATGACGGGTCCAATAGTATTTGGAACTGGGGGGCAGTATGTTAGTAAAGGTAATTTTGATACCTCTAGAGGGGGCAGCAACGGTATTTCTTTAGTGTGTGCAGTTGGGTTTGAGTTCAACTGGCAAGCTGGTTGGTTGCGAACCACAAACGATGGCTCGACCACACCTAGACCACTCTACCTAGACTCTGGTGCAGGGACAACCTTGAAGGTATGGAACGCAGCTACCAGCCTAGGAACTACTATTTCTCACCTGGGTATCACCTACCCAGACGGTACCACACAGACTACAGCTAGTGCAGGTGGTGGGGGTGGATCAGGCACAGGTTTTAATACGGGTTCCACAGCACCCACATCACCTGCTCAAGGGGATAGGTGGGTGAGCACTAACGATGCAATTCTTTACACCTACTACGGCACCGCTTGGGTGCAATTTAATACTTAGGAGTTACCATGCCAGCAAATTTAAATCCATCGTATGCCCCTATAGGTGGTGGTGGAAGAACTATTGCAATAGGTGTTCCAGATGACCTACCAACAGGTTACCATTGGGTTCGCAATCTATTAAATGGGCAAACAACGGGCGGTTCTCAAACTTCATACTCAACAGGAACCAGCAACTCTAATTTTACCGAAGGTAGCACAAACTGCCTAAGTGCGGTGTACGCTAAAGACGCTGGAAACACTGGACCGGGTGCGTTGCAAATTACAACATTTTTAGGGTGTATTAAAACAGGGGCAGACCCAGAACCACCTACTGTGGTTGTAGATGTAAGCTCTGGGGTACAATATAGTGGTCTAACTGCCGACTACTCCGGTGACGGACTAATTACACCTTTTAAATGCAAAATTAGCACTGTTCAAGGTGTGGGAGAAAGTGGATATGTAGTTGTCAACTATACGCCTCCAACAGGTTTTAAAGGTATACTTTGGTACACAGTTAATGTAGGGGGGTATGTGGCCTCAGTAAGTGTAAATGGGAACTCCGCAGGTAATGATAATTATAGCATTCGTGGAATTCCTATGAGCGAGAGCGGGTGGAATCGTGGGGGTGGTACCTGGAGAGGAACGCAGAGAGCTTTAATTTACCCAATTTCTAATAACCTTGCTAGTTATGTGGCAAGTCAAAACTCCGCTACCCCTAATTTTATAATTGGGGATTACAGTAATGCGGATGGCGTAAATACACTTACTGTCCAAATTGTTAGATCCGATTCTTATAGTGCTAACAAGCTAACTTGGCAAAATTCAAATAACCCCGTTCTTATGGGTCTTGCAAGTGGTTACACATCTATTTATGGGTATGCTACTGAAAACGGTAGAACTTATGTACCCCCTGATGAAAATAATGCAGGGTGCGTGTCATACAGACCCCCAGACTCGGTTGAACTTTCCTCTTTTAATGTAATACAGGCAAACTCGTCAGGAGTGCCTCTAGGTGGTGCTTATGTACTGTCTGGGAATCAGTGTGGTGCTCCTTATGGAGATTGCAGTTATTTTATAGGGGCATCCCCTACAATTCTTCAAACAGATGTTACGATTACAGTTTATTTAGAGAAAGCTCCAGATCCAATTCCAGCTATAACAGGTGTAGGTTCTTATTGCTATTCAACAGGTGGAACCGTAACTGTCACAGGAAGTAATTTAAGTTCGGCAACTAAGGTTTATGATGGTTCAGGTAATGTAATCACAGGGGCAACGGTAACAGCAACAGGTGATACAAGTGCGGAAATAACAATCCCCGCTAACACCTACGGTGGGGGAATTGGACTTAGTTCAGCATCTGGTCAGATTGGTTGGACTAATGCACAAAATTCCTGTCCACCTGGGGAACCAACTTATCCGAATAATCCAAGAGTTCCAAGCCCTCCACCAGAACCAACACCACCCCCACCTGTGCCTAGCACATGTATGGCAGATTGGACTTTTGGAATAGTCACGCACACTACTTTTTTGAACAGTGGCCCAAAAATAGTGAGTTATGATGGAACTGTTTTTGTGGCACCTAGAGCAGCTATATGGTCGCTTAGTGCTATTGAGAGTAGTCTTACCTTTAACAAAGAGGAAGTAAAAGCAGAGAACGGGGTTTACCTTAACCCTGGGTTAGGGGAGATTATCCGTATAATTGATTGGGGCTACCCCTACGATGGGAGCTACTATGTAATTGCGAATAGCGACACATCTATTAATAAACGATTACAGCTATCATGTACAAACACAAGCCTTACACCAACCCCTAGCCCGATTCAAACAGGCACTTGTATTGCACCTGCAAACACAAACACTGGACCTTTTGCTTTTCCAACATCTCCAAGCATAAACCAGATTTATAGCTTTAATGGGCGAGCATGGTATTGGAACACTTATGCTTGGAACAGATATTGCGTAGGTGTTACACCAATCCTTACACAAATCTGCCCTCCCCTTTCTGGTATTTTATATAAAGATGGGGCCTCAATAGGCAATTTAACTTTTACCTATGGTGCTTTACCTTATCAATCAGGGGCTATTGTATTATCATATAGTTCAAACACTGTTGGAACAGATAATGTCTCTGTGCATATCATTCCCGTATCAAATTCTTCAGCCCCATCTATAAGTTTTTTCTTATATAATGGAGGTACAACAGCAAGCAGATTAGCCACTTTAAATGATTATGAATGCGGAACTACAAAGCTGATTGATATTTCTGCATATGGGTACAGTGCGGATATCACATGGGGAACAATCTAATGCCAAGACCTTGCACATGCGATAATGTGATACCCGACTCTGTGTACGACATCTCCCAGTGTCAGATGTGCTGGCATTATCATCACAATGACCGCATCAGGCGGGCATGGGATGATGATGAACCTATAGTCGTACCACCTATGCTAGACCAAATTGGATCTCTTGTATCCTCTGTTGTGAAATGGGGGTTTGCAGGTTGCAAAAGAGTACCCATGCCAGTGGTTGAAACACGCCTAACTGTGTGCGATGCATGTGAATTCAAAAAAGAAGATAAATGTGGAGTTTGTGGTTGTTTTCTAAACGCCAAGGCCAGATGGACTACTGAAAAGTGCCCACTGGGGAAATGGAGTGAATATGACACCTCAGGACCTACCACCAATTGAACTTTTAGAGGATATTTTACTACCTTTAAAGTGGACTATTGATAGAATATACTGGTGGGGATTCAAGGACGGAGTTACAATGGGAGGTATTGCGTTCTTTGTGTTGTTCCTTCTCACTAACAGGAGAGCATCATGAATAAAGTAATCGGAATGCTAGTTATTGCGGTAGGCCTAGTTCTAGCCAACGAGGTCTATTTTGGCACACTGAAGTTTGACCCACTTCCCCTTCTACGGCCTAAAATAATACCACCTATTCCGGTGGTACCAGACATCGCGCCTCTACCAGCACCTAAGCCTAAACGACCATGGGGCACAGACCTAGAGGACTCAGTTGA